TTGTTGATGGCACAAGCGCAATGCCTCAAGAAATTGAAATTAAACCTGCGCAAATGGCTTCAAGAAGAATGGAAAAACTTATTCATGATCAGATTGAAGAATCAAACGGATCATCAGAAATAAGAAATGCATTACTAGAGTCTTCACTTTTAGGAACAGGAGTTGTTAAAGGACCTTTTAATTTTAATAAAACTCTTAGTCGATGGGATGAAGGAGAAGACGGAGAAAGGACTTACGCTCCTGTAGATGTTAGAGTGCCTCGAATTGAGTTTGTCAGTGTTTGGGATTTCTTTCCTGATCCTGCAGCCACAAATATAGAAGAATGCGAATACGTATTCCACAGACATAAACTAAACAAAAGTCAATTAAGAGCTTTGCGCAAAATGCCTTACTTTGATAACGATGCAATTCGTGAATGTTTAATGATGGGCGCAAACTACGAAGATAAGTATTATGATACTCAACTTCGAGAAGACGAAAACGACAAGCAATACGGTTCAGATAAATACGAAGTTTTAGAATATTGGGGAATAATGGATGCTGAATATCTAAGGCAAGCTGAAATAGACGTTCCTGAAAGCATAGATGCTTTAGATGAAGTTCAAGTTAATGCTTGGGTATGTAATGGTAAACTTCTTAGAGCAGTTATAAATCCATTTACTCCGCATAGGCTTCCTTATCATTCGTTTCCGTATGAAAGAAACCCTTATAGTTTCTTTGGTATTGGTGTAGCTGAAAATATGAATGATGCACAGCAAATAATGAATGGACATGCAAGAATGGCTATTGATAATCTAGCACTTGCAGGTTCTTTGGTGTTTGACGTAGATGAGTCAGCCCTTGTCGGTGGTCAGTCAATGGAAATATATCCGGGTAAGATCTTTAGAAGACAAGCCGGAATGCCCGGACAAGCAGTACACGGAATGAAGTTTCCTAGTACAGCAACTGAAAACATGATGATGTTTGACAAGTTTAGACAACTTGCAGATGAACAAACAGGAATACCTTCGTACTCACACGGACAGACAGGTGTTCAAAGCATGACAAGAACAGCTTCTGGTATGTCTATGCTACTGGGTGCAGCAAGTTTAAACATTAAAACTGTCGTAAAGAATTTAGATGATTTCTTATTAAAGCCTTTAGGTGAAGCATACTTCCAATGGAATATGCAGTTTATGGAAGGTAAGTTAGGAATCGAAGGAGATTTAGAAGTCAACGCTATGGGAACCAATAGTTTGATGCAGAAAGAAGTAAGAAGTCAAAGACTAACTACATTCTTACAAACTGCACAAAATCCAACTATTGCTCCGTTTGTGAAGATGTCTAAATTAGTAAGTGAACTAGCCTATAGTTTGGATCTTGATCCTGATGAAATACTGAATGATCCAGAAGAAGCAGCTATTATGGCACAAATTATAGGAATGCAAAACAATGTTGGACAAGGAACTGGCGAAGAAACTGCTCCCACTGGTGAACAACCGAATCCTATGGGAAGCCCTGAAGGAACACCTCAACAACCGCAAGAACTTGGAGCTACAGGCACTGGTGGTGGCAACATCGGAATCGGAAATGTACCGCAAGCAGGGGAAGATAACTTCTCTGGCACTATTGGAACAGCTTAAAGAACAAGTAACAGAGGCACTAAACAGAGGAGAATAAAATGCCTAATACAAAAAAAAGTATTACAGATATGAAATACGCATACGCAGAAGGCGGTGAAGCAGTAGAAGATCAAATGGGTGATATTATGATGATGCCTGAAGAAGAAATGGTTCCTGAGACTCCGATGGAGTCAGACGAAGAAATGGAAGACAACTATATAGATTTTATAGTCGGTGAGTCTTTAACTCCCGAAGACGAAGAATATTTGCTGACTGCACTTGAACAAGATGATCGATTAAGTATGATCTTTGATCGAGTTGTAGAAACAGCATCAGAATTTGCAGGTTCTGGACCAGTTGAAGGTCCGGGAACTGGAATGTCCGATTCGATACCTGCAAGGTTATCGGATGGGGAATTTGTTATAACATCAAAAGCAACCGAAGAAATTGGTCCTGATAAGCTGCAAGGCATGATGGAACAAGCTGAAATGGATGCTGATGCTAGACAAATAAGACAAGTTGGTGGATATGTAACAGAAACAGAGGAAGAACAAGAAGAACAAGAAATAGTTCGTGCTGTTCAGCCAAAAGAAACACAAGGTAGATTAATGCCTCGTTCTTTAGCTGATAAAAAAGTAAACGAATCTATGATTGCTTTAAATCCTCGTAATTAACCGTAGAGCCACCTGTTCTAGTCAAACAGCCCTCTACATTTTAAAAAAGTAAAATACCTTTTGATGCCACCTTACTTGGGAAAGCACTTATAAAGAAGACGTTCTTGGAATAAGCCACCTTCGGTAGAGTAAGCACAAAGGAAGGAGAGTAAAAATGACTGATAATGAAAATGTAGCTTCTACAGAAGAAGCACAAAATGAACCAGTACCTAATCCGTACAACATGAGAAAATCATGGCATACGGAAGATGTTATGCCTAAAACAGGTTTATCTGCTGACAGTTTATTTGTTGAGCCTAAAGAAACTAAAAAAGTTGAAGAAGGTGACCAACAAGCAGAAGAACAAGAAGCAGTAGAAAAAAGTAAACCTTATTCAAAGCCTAACTATAAAAAAAGGTACGATGACTTGAAAAAGCATTACGATAGTAAGCTTAACGAGTTTAGAAGCAGAGAGCAAGAACTTATTCAAGAAGCAACCGCTTCACGACCTGAGTATACTGCTCCTAAAACTGTTGAAGAACTCGAACAATTTAAAGCACAATATCCTGATGTTTATGATGTGGTTGAAACTGTTTCACACTTACAAAGTGAAGCCAAAGTCGAAGAATTAAATTCTAAGATTGCATCTTTACAAGAAAGAGAATCAGCAGCCTTAAGAAAAGAAGCAGAGTCAGAGCTTTATAATAAGCATCCTGATTTTGCAGAACTTCGAGATAGTGATGAATTTCACGATTGGGCTAAATCTCAACCTGAAGATATTCAAGCATGGGTTTATAATAATCCTAACAATGTTGGTTTAGCAAGTCGAGCAATTGATTTATTTAAACAGGACATGGGATTAGCTTCTAATGAGAAAACACAGACTCAAAAGAAGTCTAGAAGTTCAAGCTCAACGGCTGCGGACATGGTATCTACAAAGACTACAACGATAGATGCTACAGCAGAACCGAAAATTTGGACTCAAGAGGAAATCGCAGCACTACCTATGGATGAGTTTGATCGTCTCGAAGCAGAGATCGATAAAGCTCTTGAAGAAGGTAGGGTTCGTGGTTAAAGTATAACTATTAACATTTAAAGGTGACTTAAAATGGCTTATAATCAATCGGACGCTTTATTCGAGCAATCGACTGATACTAATGGTAACTTTGGCAACTCCGTAACTGGACAAACTAATGCATTCTTCATGCCTAAGGTTTATTCCAAGAAGGTACTTAACTTTTTTAGAAAAGCCTCAGTAGCAGAAGCAATCACTAACACTGATTATGCAGGTGAAATTACAGCTTTCGGAGACACAGTACGTATTATCAAAGAACCTGAGATTACTGTTTATCAGTATGAAAGAGGTGCAGACGTTACTCAGACCAAACTTACTGACATGGAAGAAACCCTTACTGTTGATGTCGCAAATGCTTTCAAATTCAAAGTAGATGACATTGAGAAATCTATGTCTCACGTAAACTTCAAAGAGGTTGCATCCTCTTCTGCAGCTTACGCTCTTAAAGATGCTTTTGATGAAGGTGTTATTGCTGAATTGTTTAGTGGTGTCTCAACTTCTTCACCTGATCACGTATTAGGTGCAGACGCTGCTGCTGCTACTCAAACAATGGCGCAACATCAAGGCGGTTCTAATGGTATCGACCTTACAGGTTCTGATGGTACTGGAACTGATCCTCTTGATGTAATGGCATTTATGGCTAGATTGTTGGACGAGCAAAACATTCCTGAAGAAGGAAGATGGTTTGTAGCTCCTCCTTCTTGGTACGAGCAACTGTCTCAATCTGGTTCAAAATTAATGTCAGTCGACTTCAATGCAGGGCAAGGTTCTATCCGTAATGGACTAGTATCAAGTGGAAAGCTGCGTGGTTTTGATATGTACAAGTCTAATAACATTGCTGCTGCTTCTACAGCTAGTGGTAAATGTATAGCTGGACATATTTCTGCCTGCGCTACTGCACAAGCTATTACACAAACTGAGGTTCTTCGTGATCCTGACAGTTTTGGTGACATCGTTAGAGGTCTTCACGTCTATGGCGCTGATGTACTTCGTAGCGAAGCTTTAGTATCTGCTTTCTATTCAATTGACTAATCGTTAATTAAAGCAATAAAACGGTGTGAGGGAAGGAAATTCTATAATATTCTCCTTCCCCATACTTAGAAAAAAAGGAAACAAATGCCACAACTAGGAACAGATGCAAGACCTGTAATCTTAAAGAATAAGAAAAAAGGCAATAGAAAAGTAGTAAGTGCAGGCAATAGAATGACTGCTCAAGAAAGAAAAACATACAATAAGAATTTTGATAGGATTTTTGGAAAAACCCAAAAGAATTATAACAGACAAAAAGGATAAAAATGTACTATAGTAAAGATAAAGATAAAAGAAAAAAAATGAATAAAGGCACTCCTAAAAGAATGACGTATAGTAATGGTGGAATTGTTCAATATACAAGCATAGAAGATAAAGTTGAAAAGTGTACTGCCAAAGTTGGCATGAACACAATGAAGTAATTGTAAGGATTTAAAATGGCTAAAGGTGTAAAACATTATTTTAGAAACGGCACTGAGTTTAAAGGCAACACACACAAAATGCCCAACGGACATGTACATTCTAATAAAACGCATACTAAAACAAGTAAAAGGCTTTATCATTTTAAAGATTTAAGTAAGACAGCAAAGAAAAAAGCTAAAGGTAAGAAATAAAAATGGCAACTACTTACTTACAATTAACGAATGAGTTACTAAGAGAAACTAATGAAGTTGTTTTAACTTCAAGTACTTTTAGTGGAGCAGTAGGAATACAAGGACACGTTAAAGACTGTGTTAATAGAGCTTATAATGATATAGTAAGCGCAGAACCACAGTGGTCTTTTCTAGCCACAGGTGAAAGTGGAGCAACAGATCCTTTTTATGGAAATGTGTATGTTGAAACAACAGCAGGAACAAGATGGTACGAATTAAAAGCAGCATCAAGCTCAGTTACAACTGATTATGGCGCAATAGATTGGAATGATTTTTATCTAACAACTATTGGAGTTAGCGGTGAATCAGCGCCTTATACAAGCCAAAATTTATCTTTTGTAACATTAGAAGAATGGAAAGATCATCGTAGAGAATCTGAAAATATAGACGATGCAGATACACAAACATATGGTGAACCTAAAGTTGTTATAAGAAGTCCTGACGGTAGAAAATTTGGAGTAAGTCCAATACCTGACAAAGTTTATAGAGTGTGGTTTTTTGCTTGGGATTTACCAACAGCATTAAGTGCTCATGGAGATACAATAGTTTTTCCTGATATGTATAGTTCGGTTTTATTAGCAAGAGCTAGGTATTATATGCATCAATTTAAAGATAACCCACAGACAGCAGCTTTTGCATTAGATGATTATAAAAAAGGACTAAGAAAAATGAGATCTAATTTAATGAATCCTGCGCCTAAGTATATGTCAACGGATCAAATATAATGACTTCTTCTCAACCTTTTGCATTAGCATGTGAAGGAGGACTAGACAAGTCTTCAAGTTCTTTTGAAATGTTAAGAACTCCGGGTTCTGCTACATTGTTAGAAAACTTTGAAGTTGATATTGCTGGAGGATATAGACGAGTAAATGGTTATTCGGCTTTTGGAGGAGGAAGTGCAGCAAATCCAAGCAGTGAAGACGATATATTAGGTCTTCATGTTTATGCTGATGGAGTTATAGCTTGTTCAAGTACTAACATATATTTTAGTTTAGACGGAACAAGTTGGTTGCAAATAAATAGAGCAAGTGTTTCAGGTAGTGGAGACAACTATAGTACTTTTACAGGTCGTAGTGCTTCTGCTAGAACCTCACAAAGTCTTGCACATTTTGCAACTTATGAAGGTGATACAACTTATGGAGAAGTTATAATCACTGATGAAGGATCAGGTGTAAAACCTTTTTATTTTAAAATGACAGGAACTGGCGCACTAAGTGATCGAACTTATTACGCAAAAGAAATAACAGTAAGTGGAACACACTATCCTAAGTTTTGTACGATACACGATAGACACTTAGTTGTAGCAGGTGCAGCCACAGCACCAAACACTATATTTTATAGTGGAACAAATGACATAGATGATTTTACAACAAGCGGTTCAGGAAGTATAGTATTAGATGATCAAGTAGTAGGTTTAAGATCTTTTCGTGATGATCTAATTATATTTTGTAAAAATAGTA